TTACTACATCCCCTATATTTACATTTACTACTCCATTAACGGGAGCATCTCCAAGAGATGTGGGTGATACAGAATATGAACCAGACAAATCTTGGCAGTTTGTTGATGGTGAATATCGGTGGGTTGATTTGCCCGATGTAAAGGGTGGTGGAAAATACCAAAATCAATTAGTTATAATATCTGTTGATGAGAATGGAAAAGGAAATCTGAGCTATGTCTAACATAACAGCATTTAATTCTGATAATGGTTTTACTGCCGGAGACCTCAAAATAGACGGCTATGTTGCAGCCGTCCCAGCATTTCAAAAGGTATATATTGCAGATGGTAGAGAATATAATGCCAGCATAAACTCATCAGGTTATCACAAAATCGATATGATTTCCACAATCTTAGTAGGTGCAACGAGTGGTTCTTTTACAGTAGGTGAGACAGTAACACAAGCTGTTAGTGGTGCTACCGGTACATTTATTGAAACAATAGGTAGTGGAGCAACAGCCGAGAATTTGGTTTATAGAACTACCTCAACTGAATTTGATACTACAAACATAGTTACAGGGGGTACTTCAAGTGAAACCGTAACGCCTACCGAAGTAAATGCACCGCCCCACTGGTTAAATTGGACATTAACAACTGGTGATTTTCCTGATGGTGGCTCAAATGCTATGGCTTTATTTGAAGGCCGTATTTGGATGAACTCTATGACTAACCCAAACCAGTGGTTTGCTACAAGGCAAGATGACCCATTGGATTTAGATACTTTGCAGGAAGATGTAAAAACAGCTATCAGTTCACAAAGTACGCTCGCCGGATTAGTTGGAGATGCTTTGGTAGGGTTTATTACTTACAAAGATAATTACTTACTTTTTGGTTGTGCTAATTCTTTCTTTATTTTGAGGGGGGGTTCAACCGGTGCTGGTAATTTAAGCCAGCTTTCCACTGAAACAGGGTTGTTTAGTCCTGACAGCTATTGTTGGGATAATGGGGGTAATTTATATATAATAGGATTAACTGGATTTTATAAGTTTCCAAATAATATGGCAGTGCAAGGAACAGCTTTAGACAATATTTCAATGCGTCTTTTACCAAATCTATTTAAGACTTTGAAATTGAATAGAAAAACTGACCGAGTAGTTTTGGGATTTGATAAAGATGCAAATCAAATTGAAGTTTCAATTACAACTATGGACGGTACGTGGGGCATAGCATTTAATTATGATATTTCAACAGATTCGATAATGCCGGATACGTTTTCTGGTGGTAGGATTCCATCTGCTTTTTTATATGTTAATAGTTATCAAGATGATGTAGCAGGGTTATTGAATGGGGGATACGATGGGTACATAAGAAAGTTTGACCCGGAAGCAAAATCAGATGATGGGGAAATAGTTGATAGCTATGTGCTGTTTGGCCCAATCACCATTAACGAATTGATAAAAGCAAATGTTAAAATAAAAGAGGTACACATAATTTTAGCAGAAGCATCTGATGGAATGACTTGGGAATTATACCAAGCTAAATCAAATGAACTGCTTGTTAGTGGTATAAAAAATTCAACACTTACCCCTACCCACACAGGGACATTTTCAGGTGGTGGGATACAAGCAAGCATCTATGAAAAAATAGCGAGTGATAGTATTGCTATAATGCTTAAAAATAATACGCAGGACACAAGTTGGGCACTCGAAGGTATAAAAATTAAGTATATGATTGCAGGAAAGACAAAGGAGTAAATTATGGCTTATGTATCACAATCAGCAAGATATGAAGTAGGTTTAGCACGTTCTCTTTCTCGTTATAAATCTATGATGGATGATATGCAGCAAGCTAAGGCAGAAGCTCAAAAACCCGTTGCTGCTGAATTTGGTGAAGTTGCAGATATATATAAAACTGGTGGAGAGTATGGCGTTGGAGCAAAAGAAAACATCAGAGACATCGCCGCTCAAAATTTGGCTAAAAGCTCTGCGGCAAATGTTGCTACAGGTATGAGTAGTGGTTCAATGGCAACAGCTACCAGAGCAAGATATAGTAGGGATGTTAGTAAAGGAATACAAGAGGTTGAAGATGTTAGATATGAGCGTTTGGGTTCAGCACTTCAAGCTGTGGCTCAAGCTAAAGAAGCCAGAGGTATTCGTATTGGGCAGGCTTTCTCGGATACAGCGAAGCTGGCTGGAAGTTTTCAAGAATCTACTATGGGTTCATTTGCTAACCAAGAAGTTATAAGTGCACAAGCATCATATACACAGTCTAAAATAGCTGAAGAAAATAGGGAATCTTCTGAAAAAGAGTCTGCTTTAAATAGAGAAGCTCAATCAATGTATCAGAAAAGAGCACAGGCATTTGCAACAAGTGAGCGGAAAGGTTCAGAAACATTTAAATCGGGACAAGCAAGCATATATACTCCTACGGCGACAACTAAAACAAGATTGGATACAATAAAAACATTTATTAAATAGGATAGTGATGTTACCATTTAGATTACATATACAGCCCGGCGATTGGGTAGCATTAGAAAGAGCCTTAGCTTACTTGGGTAGAAGAGTAATTTCCCAAGACTTGTCTGAAAACAGTTCTCCGACATTTGTTGATTTAACTCTGACTACCCCCAGCAATATCTATGATTTAGAGCATAATAAGTTTGCTGATTTGCAAGGGGGGGATACGGACGAGAAATATCATTTAACAAATGACCAGCATACAGATATTTTAATAGGTAAATATGTCCCAGAGTTTTTTAGCCTTTTAGTGGAGCGATAAAAGATGAAAAAGATAAAGATTGCTCATTTTGGAAATTTTTGTCCGCACCAAGCAGGAATACATTCTGCTGCAAGGGATTTGATACTGGCAGAAAGAATTGCCGGATTAGACTCAAACTATATTGATTATGGTTCTGGTAAGGGATGTACACACAGTCGGGTATGGATGCAAGATGGAGAGATTACTACCATATCTCCTGATTGGGCTATTGATGAAGCTGATATTATAGTACATCATTCAGCCGTACCCAAAAAGGTTATGGATACCGGGAAGCCTGTTGTTATGTATCTTCATGGCAGGCCGGAATATAGCTTTGTTTTGGATTGGGAAAAAAAGCAGGGTTGTTTGCGAGCAGAGATGGAGTATCCTAAAAATCCACAGTATAAAAAGTTTATGACATTTTGGCCGGGACACAAAGAAATTTGGGAGCAGCTATTAAATACTAAAAATGTAGAGTGTGTTTCTCCCCCAATGGATTTAAAAGGACTCCCGTTGGAAGGAAAAAAGTATGAGTTTGCCCCACTAAATAGGGGGCGACCAAACATTCTTATTTGTGATATGTGGCGAGAAGATATTACACCTTTTAATACTGTATTAGCTGCTTTAAGCTTTGCTGAGAAGCAATGTCCTACAGCTAAGATTCACGTTATAGCAATACCGAGTCCTAAAAATAATCCAATGATTGACCCAATGTTTGGTAATTTACGAAAATCTGGGAAGATAGGAAAATTATCAACAATAGTAAATAACCTTGATGAGATGATGCGAGCTTGTGATATATTAGTTACCCCACTTGGAATCGAAACTCGAACTACTTTAGAAGCGGCTGCTTGTGGTTTAAGTATTGTTGGTGGCAATGGCAACAGTCTTGCAGCTTATGTATCAGACCCAAGAGATATTGATGGAACAGCCAAAGCTATTGGATTGTGTTGGGAAACTATAAGACGAACAGGTTTAAAAACAATAAGAAAAGAAAATCGAGAACTTTTAGAAAATGATTTTAGTCTTGAAAAAACAGGACTACAAGTTAGAAAAATTTATGAAGGTATTTTAAAGGAGTAAGGAAATGGCAACCTACAGAGTTCCTGTATTAGAAGATTTTGCGTGGCAACCCCCCGTTGATGATAGGATAGTTGCTCCAACAGAGTCAGAAACAAAGGGTACTCGTTACCTTATTATAGCGACTGCTTCGGGCATATTTGCTGGTAAAGAAAATCAGATAGCTACAGCAAAGCAAGATAACCCAACCACAGCAGACCATTGGTATTTTGATACTCCGTCTGAGGGCTGGACTACCCGTGTGCTTGATGAAAATGCTAACTATATTTATGATGGAGCAGCTTGGGATTTAAGTGATACTACAGCTAACGAAAGTAATATCAGTGTTAATACAAGTAACATAACAGTTAATTCAACAAACATTGCTGCTAATGCCAGTACGGATGTTCTTGAGGATGCAAGTATTGATTCTCTTGAGAGTGAAATATCAACCAATCTTGCTACAGAAGTTTCAGATGTTGCTTCAATCGATTTGATAACTTCTGCCAATGCGAGTTTGGATGTTGTTCAGGATGCAAGCATTGATTCTCTTGAGAGTGAAATTTCTGGGAATACCAGTACAGATGTTGTTCAGAGTACAGGCATAAGTACAAATTCTGCTGCGGTAGTAAGCATTGATACAAGAGTAAGCAATGTTGAATCAAGTTGTTCAAGTATAAATACAGCGAAGCAGGATAAAGGTACTTATGTTTCTGAGTATGGTGCAATAGAATTTACTGTCTAAGGATGATTGATGTCAGATTATAAACTTCCGATTATAACAGGTACGGCTTTAAGTGTTGGGGACATACTTCGTTGGGATGGTTCTAACTGGGTAAACTATGCAGATAGTAGTTATGTTCACGAAGCCGATTCTCCCTCATTTGGAACAGTTAATATAACAGATGAAATTGATGGCTATAAAGTTGATGGGGTGTCTTTTCTTCGGTGTCCGGGAACAAACAATACATTTCTTGGGAAAACAATTGGGGCAGCATTGACAACAGGGTGGGGTAATACCTGTGTTGGTGTAGATTGTGGCGATGCTATAACATTTGCCACGGAAAATGTTTGTTTA